ATGGAGCGGCTTCTTAGTAAAGATGAGGCCAGACAGCTTATGGAGCTTTTGAAATTAGATATGGAGAAATATGGGGATATCCCCACTATGAGAAAGGCCTATTTAAGACGCTGTAAGGAGTTGCACCCTGATAAGGGTGGTGATGAGAATCTTATGAAAAAGCTAAATGAGCTCTATAGGAAGCTAGAAAGTGGTCTAGCTGACTTATCTGAGCAGCCTGGGACCTCATCCGCAGAGCCAAAGGTGGGTACCTTCCAAAGGGGCCACCGGAGACAGAGGTCTATGCATGGATATGACTTTCCCATGCATAGTCCCTTTGACAGATGGTATATTAGAGATTATGATATTTGCACTAGGGGCCTGTCTGAAGGCTGCATCTGCATTATGTGCACCCTGAGAAAAAAGCATAAAGAGAGATTTGGCAATAGGTTTGCAGCCTGGATAGAATGCTACTGCTATGACTGCTATTTAATGTGGTTTGGCTTCACCTTGAATGAATGCACCGCTGCGAGGTGGCAGAGTATTATAGCTGAAACACCCGTCTCACGGCTGAATCTATAGGTAAGCTCTGAAATTATTATGATTTGTGTGTACTATTCCTCTCTAATGCTTATATTTTACAGTTCCCCAAATATGGAACTCCTGAGTGGGAGCAGTGGTGGAAAGACTTCAATAAGACCTGGGATGATGACCTTCGCTGCGATGAGGAAATGCCCAGCTCAGACGAAGAAATGCCCCACTCTCAAGCAACGCCCCCCAAAAAGAAGCAGAAAACAGCAGATGCGCCTAAAGACTTTCCGCCTGAAATCAAAGAATTTCTGAGTAATGCTATATTTAGTAATAAGACGCTAAATTGCTTTGTGCTTTATACTACTAAGGAAAAGGCTGTACTACTATATAGAAAAGTGATGGATAAATTTCAAACCTTTTTTATTAGTAGGCATGGCTATGAAGAAGCTTACAGTATTTTATTTTTTTTAACATTAAATAGACATAGAGTGAGTGCAATTAATAACTTTTGCAGAAGGTTGTGTACTGTTAGTTTCTTACTTTGCAAAGGTGTGCTGAGAGAATACTTTTGTTATTCTGCATTGACACGGCCCCCTTTTACTGTGCTGCAAGAAAGTGTTCCTGGGGGTCTTATGGAGAATGACTTTAAACCCTGTGATGATGATGAGGCTAAGATGGTGTCCTGGAAAATGGTTAGTGAGTATGCCTTGGCTATTAGATGTGAAGACCTTCATTTATTACTGGGTTTATATTTAGAGTTTGAGGTTGAGCCAGAAAAGTGTGAAAAGTGTGACAAAAAACAACATCCAGATCATTTTGAGCACCATGCCAAACACCATGAAAATGCCTGTTTGTTCTCCGAAAGTAAAAATCAGAAAGGCATTTGCGGTCAGGCAATTGATGCTGTAATAGCTAAAAAGCGGGTTGATGCAATGGTGATGACAAGAGCCGAACTGCTGGCTGAGAGATTTATGTATCACTTTAGGAAAATGGATATTATGTTTGGCTCTAAGGGCACCTCTGTAATAGAGCATTATATGGCTGGTGTGGCCTGGTTCCAGGTACTCTTTCCAGGAGTAGAGAAGTTTATAATGGAGTATCTTAAAGCTATAGTTCTCAATATGCCTAAAAGGAGGTACTTTCTGTTTATGGGACCTGTAGATACTGGAAAAACAACTCTTGCTGCTGCCCTTCTTGACCTCTGTGGGGGAAAAGCCTTAAATATTAATTTGCCTTTTGAAAGAATTAACTTTGAATTGGGAATGGCTATTGATCAGTTTACTGTTGTATTTGAAGATGTAAAAGGGACAGGGGGAGAAACAAAGGACCTCCCCTCTGGTACTGGTGTGAGTAATCTTGACAGTCTGAGAGATTATATGGATGGCAGTGTGAAGGTCAATTTAGAGAAAAAACATCTCAATAAAAGAACCCAAATATTCCCACCAGGACTTGTAACAATGAATGAGTACCACCTGCCAATAACTCTCAGAGCCAGATTTGTGAGAACTTTGAGGTTTGTCAGAAAAGATTACCTCAGAAGGTCTTTGAAGAATACACCGGAACTCTTGCAACAAAGAATTCTGCAAAGTGGAATAACATTATTATTTATGTTACTGTGGCATGAGCCTGTAGAAAGTTTTCATAAGTCTATTCATAGTGAAGTTGTTAAATGGAAAGAACTTCTTGACATAGAGATATCTCTATCTAGATATGATGAAATGGTGAAAAATGTACAAAATGGGGTGGATATCCTGAAACGGGAAACAGATCCCCCCTCCCCTCCTGAGTCCATGGAGGATTCAGGCGTGGGAACAGAAAGCCAAGAACCAAACTTGTCACAGCAAATGTAAACATGTTTATTGACTTATATAATCAACAATAAATGCAAGCTTGGATTACATCTTGTGGTTATTCTTGCGGAAGCTCAGTGATATTTTGGCCATAGCGGTTAAGGGTCCTAGCAAGGTCAGGGTCACCTGGTACACCTTCCATTCCCTCATAAACTCTAACCTCCTCAACCTGTCCATCATCACCAGTCATGGGCTGACCCTGAAGGTTAGGTTGAGTACTGTGAAATAGTGAAGTAAGCAGTGATTGCACTGGATATGGGTTCTTTACCCACCTCTTACGAAGAGTAACCTGAAAATACCGAGGGAGACCTCTCCATTGCATGGTCCCTGACCTGTTGGTGAGGAAGCCCACGATATCTGCGCTTGACAAAAAGAGACCTTCTCCCTTGCAGAGGGGTCCAATCCCATTTTCATCAAGCAGTATTGTGGTGAGTGTATTGGTAAACTGAAGTACAGGGGGTGTAGAGGCACCACCCGTCAAACTTCCAAAGTATCTGCTATTCTCATTTCTAGCAGGGTCTGCAGACCATACCTCAACTGGATAGAGGCCATCTTTATCTAGGCGTCCCTTAGCATGGGGATTTAGTACCTGGTTTCCTGCCGAGGCAGGCTTGGGAACAATAAATTTCTCATGATAGGTTGTTCTTCCATTAGTAAGAAGGGCCTGTAGCTCTAGGGGCTCACCACCTACTGCAAACATATGAAAATTTATACCCTCTATAGGGAGACCTATTCCTTCATCATCATTTAGTCTCCTCCCATGGTGACAATAGGTGAGACTGCTGACACCTACTACTTCTGTTTTCACAGAAACTGCCTCCCACATTAGGATCTTATTACAGGTTATGTCATCATTCAGCATGGGAAGGGGGACTCTAGCACAACTATAGCAGGGGATTTCATTCTCTCCAGGGTTATCAGTGGAATCAAAATTTTCAGACACAGTAACTCTATCAGAGTAGCCAGCAAGGTCACCAGTAGCATGTCCCACGCGAGGATTCAGGAAGCATTCAATGGTAGTTATACTATCTTCTCCGCTTTTTAGATCCAACACTTCTATTCCTCCTCGTATTAGGAGTCTTGGCACTTGCTGAACTCCGGGGTTTTTTCTTTTGGGGGCCATCTTCTTCCTCTTCTTCTGCTTTTCTAACTTGGGTTCTTAGGCGTGATTCCCAGGCGGGTGGAATATCACCATACAGGCCTAGAAGAAATGGTAGGAGCCAATCAGGGGCTGTTCTTTGCTGTGCACCACCTGGGGGAGGGAAATCTCTGACAAATTCTCCTGATACTTCTTCTTCTCTTTCTTTGTAGATGTTAATCTGCTCAGGTATCTTAGCACCCAATCTCTCTGCAAGTTGTCTGGCTTGCGTGGGCCTAACAGAAGGCAGCTCTCTATAGTAATCCTCCAGTGCGGTATATATATTTCTAGGGACAGCTGTTACTGCCCATCTAGCATTCTCAAAAAATCTGGCTAGAGCATCTCCAACAGTTGCTGATCTTCTTGCCATTTCTGTTGCTACCTGGGTTGTTGCCCAGCCAATCTGTCTGGGACCCTCTCTTGAAATATAGTTGTACAACATATGTCTGAACATACTAAACAGTGTTTCAGCCCATCCTGCAGGATCAAAGTATTGGAGGGCCCTTGCAAATTGTCTGACTCCAGGGAGCAAGATATCAGGGTCCGGGTAGTAGGGAACAAGAGCCATGCTTGCTTCTGGCACTGAATTGTCCCAAGAGAAAGCTCTGACACCAGCTGCTATTAGGGAACTAGCTCCAGTCACAGTCTGTAGCAGTGATCCAATGCCAATCGCAGTGCTGAAAAGCCCAGGCGCACTTGTCAAAAGAGCATAGGATTCTCCAGTGAGGCCTAGAACAGAAAGAGCCTCAAGTTGACTGAGACCTTCTACTGTTGTCAGGGTGGCTAGTTCGGCCTCAATGGCAGCGGCGGCTTCACCCGCCAGAACAGCTTCTGTTCCCAATCCTGTCAGAGCCCCCAACTCAATAATCTCCGCTACAATAGACAAAAGTGCGCCCATCCTAGAAAGAAAATTCAACTTTAGCTAGGCTTCACAGGAAATATAGGCCTCTGACCTCCCGTGCCCTCAAATACTTACGTGATAAAATCTAGGCTGCTTGAGAGGGTTCCAAGTTTTCGTCCGGGCCGTTGGGTTGGCTGGAGGCCACTTCCTCCTCCTCCTCTTCGTCCTCCCCCTGATTCTCCTGGGAGTTAGGGGGGTCGTCCTCCTCGAGGACGTGGTTTTCCAGTTCTTTCAGTGAGAGCGTGTCTGGGAGCTCTGCCAGCAGTTCTGGGAGTGAAGCCAAACATTCTAGGCCGGTGAGAGCGTGTCTGGGAGCTCTGCCAGCAGTTCTGGGAGTGAAGCCAAACATTCTAGGCCGGATGCCAGTAGCCGCAGGCGGCCAATCGTTGCATAACCATGCCATCTTGTGGTCAGTTTTGGTCAAATTCCAGATAGTAGCTAAGCAACATGTTCTCTAGTCTGGAAAGTTCATGACCCACAAACTTTTTTTTCCATATAAAACCAGGGGCCGGAGGCCACCGGCGCCTCCGTCTCTCAGTTCCAGAAGTTAGAGGCAGGCCTGCAAATAAGAAAAGCCCCGGGGGCGCA